AGCCTGTCATCTGTGGCCACATCTGATGAATTAGTGCGGCGCCACCTGAGATAGCAGGGGCTGCCATAGATGTACCAGACATAGTAACCAATCCAGTTGGATTGATAGGAGTCTTAAGTCCAGTGCTAATAATGCTAGTACCGGGAGCCATTAGAAAAAAGTCATATGCTTTGTACTTGTCTTGGCAAACTGAATTAACCATAACTTGGCATAGATGCGCCGCGCCATTGGTTGATGGACCAACGGTCTTATTAGTAACACTGTTCCAATTGCCTGCGATAATCATTCTACCACCCAACAACAAATTACCATTTGCGTCAGTAGCAGTAGCCAACTGAGTAATACTATTAGACCATGCTGTAGCCTCATTGCCTGCGGCTACAACCATGATCATTTCACCTTTAGTAGCAGCCGCCCATACCTTAGCGTCAAAGTCATAGGGCAATTTGCCAGTGTTAGTATAAGATGTTTTATAGATACCCGGGGCAATCAGTACAGGGGTAATTGTGTTACGACTAATAGGAAATGTAACGCTCATGTTAGCAACATCAGCACCCAAACTAGCAGCCCAACTTGCGGCTGTAAGAACGGTTTGTGTGTTCATAGCACCAGTGTTGGTGATCTTACCAACAATCAAACTAGCATCATAAGCAACACCTTGAACACCTACACCATTTTTAGCGGCGGCTGCAATACCTGCAACATGAGTGCCATGTCCAACTTTATCAACGATAGTACCACTATTGCTGAAGTCCTTAATGGCTAGGATTTTGTTTTTAAATTCATCACTGCTGGTGTCGATACCTGTATCTAAAATAGCAATTACACTACCTTTACCTGTGTAACCACGGGCATATGCGGCGTTAGCTTTAATTACATCAAGGCTACGGCTTAGAGAATATTCTGTGGTAGTCTGAGCATAAGACAAACTAGAACAGGCTAGTGCCACGCTTGCAGCCAATATTTTAAATTTCATATCATATCCCTTAAGAATTATTCCCAGCGTAGGGAAAAGTGAATTGCGTCCTGACTATCAGCAAACATAAAATCCATATAGTCTTGAGTCAGTGTTGTTACATATTTAGATCCTGGTGTACCATAATTTTCAAGCGCCCAAATACAAATCTCATCCCAAGATGTTACCGTCATACCCTTGCGCCACGGAATACGAACCTTAAATTTATAAGCCGATTGCACCAAGTAATTCCTTAACATCATTAACTACTTTTGGGTCACGCCTGAATCTTAATGTCCACTGCTCGGGACTTATGTAATCAATGATAAGTTTAACATGGTCTGGATTTATTGTATCTAGAAAATGGACACCTGACTCACTTTGGTACAACAGCCATGGGCTGATTTTGCCTTTGGTCACGGCATAACAGATTTTGTTTTTATTGCCATACCGTAAATAATCCTTATGTTGGATTCTTTCTGTATCGGCAAATTGCATAGTAGTTTCTACACTTCTATGAATAGCATCAAATGGATCTTCATTACGCAAATATTCTATTAAGAATCTAGTGTATACCGCGTCATAACACCATTCATCAATTTTAATTTGGTCTTTTAATAACCAATCTAAGTATCTACTTACATTAATAACATTAACTTCTGTACAATATAAACCAAACTTTGCGAAGGCTGTATAATAAGGATTACGAATAAATTCTTCGTAGGTTTTATATTTTTTAGATGCGCTATTTTTCTTATAGAATTGCATCCAAGCCTGAAACCCTATTCTATTACTTTGTTTGTCTTTTTCTAACCAACGATGTTTATATTCACAAATATGTTTTAATACCGTGGATTCACGAATAAACTCCCGTTTACAAAATTCGCAACTAAATTTTGGTTTAGTCGTTTCCTCTGTCTTTTTCATACTGCTCAATATCCATGTCTGTTACTAATTGATTTAATACCTCTACATCTTCTATTTTAGAATTAGGATATATTTTACTAAGATACATTTTTCTTTTTTGATTTTCTACAAACTCAGTAGATAAGTCCTGCAAATCATCTTTATTTAATTTGGGATATATTTTTGCATAATAGTCTTTAATATCTTTGACCTTTGCCGCTGATTTTAATTTACTAATACTAGGACTGATATTAGGAATCCATTGATGAAATTGTTTTCCAATACCCGGGCTAGCAGCACATAGCATTAACCATTGTAATTTAGGATGCTTTTGTACATTTTCATTGAACATATATTTGTTGGCATAATAGTCAGTGCTACTAATATAATAGTTTTGTAGGTCTTTACTACCCTTAACTGCACTCATCCACATCAACAACATATAAGGAACAAACTTCCTTTGTTGTTCCTGATTCAGTCTATCATAATAACCATAGTCTTTTTTATCTAATGCTGTTAAAGCATTAAACAAATCAAAATCTTGATTTTCAAGTTTTTCGTCGGCAGGTATATCAGATTTTTTCATTAGAATGATTGATTATAGTCTACTATTTCACAATTCCTACTAACTTCTTTTACAAAATAAACACATTTAGGTTTATGACCATCTTCAATAGGTACGCAAAGAAACTGTCCATTCTTTAATCTAGGTGCATACCAAGTTACATCATGGTATACATCTACAATTTCAATTGGTTGAAATGATGGCCTAAAAGAACTCAGTGGATTAAATTCAAACGCACTAAACCCCCTATCATTAACACTAGTCAATGGTAATGTTTCTAAATCACCGTGATCCTTTTCTCCAATCAATATTTGCCAATCTACAGGCATCTTAATTGTATGATTACCAATCTGTAAAACTAGTGCAGGAGCACTAAATGATTCTAAAAATATAAGAGGTATATAATGGTAATCTACATTGCTAGGATTACTGTTATCTAAGATAGCAAATCTGAAATCATCTACTTCATCGGGTAGATTTTCTAAATTATATTTGATGTTGTCTAGTAATAGTATGTTCATGATAATAGTATATCACCGATATTTAAGTTTTTCAATATCAAATGGATATGCAGCCTCTTTATAAAAGACCTTTCGTTGTGTCAAATGTTTTTTGGCAAATTTACAACTGCTAGTTATATCCCAAATTTGGACGAAGTCCTTGTCCTCAGCTTTTCTGATGCCTCGTCCAATACTTTGGATAACCCTAACAAAGCTTTTTCCGGGCTCCAAAAGAACCAAATTAAAAATCCTTGGAATATTAATACCCACACTGGCCACACCATAAGTCGCCACAATGATCTTGTCAGTAGCAGTCGCCACTTCATCATACTCTTCCTTTCTTTCCGTTAGTTTAGTTTCACCACTTACAAATACACTATTAGGCAATCTATCAATTAGTTCTTTTCCTGCATTTACTCTATCAACCAATACTAGAGTATTACCAGTTTCTTTAATCTTTAAAATTAATTGAGCAATAGTATCAAGCCTGTTTTTATCTTCTAATAAATGTTTAAGTTCACTTTGATAATTAGTAAACTCTACTTCATCTTGTAATTGTACGATGTTCACATGGCACTTAGCAAGTACACCTTTGTCTTGCAATTCACTGGCTGTTAACTTACCGATCACATTGCCTAAACTAACAAACAATGCCTGAGCCTCGTGTTTGGCTTTAGGTATAGTACCAGTCAATCCCCAACGAATTGGAATACATGCCATTGGTCCTGTTAACAATGCTTTAAGCCCATCTGCTTTAGCACTATGGACCTCATCAACCATTACACAAACTACACCTTCAATAAATTCACCAATGGTAATATCTGCTTCTCCTGATTTAGTTGCTTTAAGCATGTTATTAAGACTTTGCCAAGTACAAATTGTATGTTGCTTACCTAGGTCTTTTCTATCTCCAAAGTATACTCCTACATCCAAACCTAAATTTCTGTAGTCTGTTTCCGTTTGTACTACCAAACTTTTATTAGGTACGATTACAATACTACGGCCATAATCTTGTACACTATAACTTAGTGCGGCTGTGGTAATAGTTTTACCTGCACCCGTTGCTACCTCTTGAATGCTTTGCGGATTAGATAAGAAGTTATTAATAATCTCTACTTGATAATCACGCAACATAATTGCCTCACCTGCTTTAGGATGTCCTACAGGCCATGATTTACTTTCAAATGCGGTTTCGGACACTTTGTTGAAAGCAAAAGTAGTGGTGTATTCTCTGTTGTCCTCCAATTCAATATCGTATCCTGCACGGTCTAATAGTGGAACAATGTCAGGTAATAAGTTAATATAAGTTGTTCCGCCTAAACTAAAATATGAGATTTTTCCATTCCATCTACCAAGTTTATATGATGGTCTAAACCTAGCAGATGGATCTTCATATTCAAACATCTTCATTAATGTTTTGCGGTCAGATAATTCCAATCCTTCCAATTTAACATTAACTTCGTCTTTGATTATAATTTTACATTTTTTCATTTAATTGAGATTGGAGTTGAGTTTTTCATTTTAATTATTTTATTAAATTGATGGTTGTATATTGTCTGTGTATTACTTGTTAATACTAATAGTACATTGTAGTTTGATTTTGGTATATCTAAATTATTAGAATACAATTTCAGTTTAATTTTTAAGTTATTCAGTATCCTATCTACAGTTTCAGTAATATACATAAAGTTTTTTCTTGCTGTACCTGAATAATATACGGTGTCACATTCTAATTCCTTTAACCACAGCCCTACTAAATCAAAATCTACAAAGTCAATTGTTGGTTCATATTCACTAGCAAATTTTAATTTACCAATATTGGCGATGATGCTAGGATCAATTGTTATTCCATATTCAGATAATTGTGAAATACATTTAATGTCCTTAGACAATTCAACATCTTTAATCGCTTCATCCAAAGAAGAGTTAGATGCGGCAATAATATATCTATTATCAAACGGAATAAGAGTAGGATCCCAATACAATGCCTCATACTGATTAACAGTATTTAACAATTTTTTGGTCACTTCGCAATGAGTAACAGTCTTGTAAATATCTTGTGAAATAGTTACAATTAACTTTAATGCATGGGTACTAAAAGGTGATTCATACCTTTTAAGTTCTTTATTCCATATAAATGTATTAACTAAATTATCTTTTCGTAATGCTATCAAGAAATTTTTATTAAACGGCGCTCTAAAATAGATATGATTATTTTCTATAGTAATATGTGCGTTAGTAAATTCAGGATCACTAGAAACAATTTTAGTGTTCCACCGCATATGTTCAATCATTCCCTGAGATATTCTATGTTTGTCCAATTGTTTTTTATATTTCTTTGTCAATATATTAAACAACTTAACTTGGTTTGAAGTCAATGCTTTATCTCTAATACAAGAAATCATATGCATGTTATGAACAAACCTAAGGTCGTTCATACTCAACCGCATCATCCCGCATTGCATAAAATATAATAGTTCTTCCTTGGTAGTTACTTTTATCATCCTACAAGTATATAGCCATCCAAAAAATTATTCAAGTTAAAAGGCAAAAAAAGGGGGATTTCTCCCCCTAAAACCAAGCAATATTATTAACCGCGCTTCATCACAGTGCTTTCAGCAAGTACACGCCAGTTTGAGGCTGACACTTTAGTCAGATCCGCAATCTTTAGTGCCATGCGTAGCGACAACTCACGGAGTTTGGATTTGTTTGCTTCCATGAAGTTGAGGATCTGATCAGCCTCGTCACCTTCAAAATCATAGTCTTTAAACAAACCACCGTCACAATCACGATGAACCTGCTTGATTCGGAGAATCTTATCACGCTCTGTATCAATAGTCAGGTCAAGAAAGTGACACCGACTTTGCAGAGCCTCGAGGTGATCCTGCAGTTTCTTAGACTTGAGGTTCTCAAACTTCAAGTTAGTGATAAAGATTGCCGAACCTTTGAATTCAAACGACTCGGGGATGCCTTCACGGCGAAGCATAGAACTGTCAGAGTTCCAGCAAATGCGCCGACGTTTACCACTGTCAAGGGCAGCCTTGAGAATGTTCAGAGCCAGATCATCTTGGAAGACTGAATCGCAATCGTCAAAGACTAGGACGTTCTTTGGATCAGAGTACTTGTACAGAGTACAGTACAGTCCAATTGGAGTCATTGCACCTTTGACAATTTCAAAACGGATACGTTTACTAGCAATCCGATCAAATGTTGAGGATTTTTCTAGTTGGTTTTCAACTCCAAACGATTTGCCAACTCCCGGAGGACCTGACACAATCATTGCGCGGATATCACCGTTGATACATGCCTTGGACATGTCATCAAGGATCTGAAAACGGGTAGCAATACGATCCATTGCTTCTTGCTCGGTCTCGACCGCGGGGGTTTTTTGTGCTTTAAATTCTACGGTCTGTGCCATCACAGGTTCTCCATCAAGATATTCTACATTCATAACATTATTTACTTTAACCTTAACCACGCTAATAGCGATTGGAAATTGTCCATCGTTCTTAACGGTGATGTAAGCACCTTTCTTGCCTTGCTGAAAGTCCTTGACAAGGGTGAATCGGGTATTGATCACGGGCAGATTGCGATACTCGCCGTATTTGATAAGAACTTGTGCCACTTGTTACTCCGTTTTCTCAGTGTATGTATACATTATACACCCAAACTCATTTATTGTCAAATCAATAGCCCAACTTAGGGATGCTGATTTCATCCATTTTCCGCTGGTGTTCCTCGTTGCTCTTACGCATTTCTACCAAAATCTCATAGCACCGGCCCATTTGGAACAGGGTGAATCCAAAGGCAACAATAATGATGAGATCGGTCACAGAGTCAATAGTCATTTCATCTTCCTTTTGAGTTAATATATACAGTATACTAGAAGGTCCAATTATTGTCAACCGGTTAGTACTTGAGCACCTGAACTACTTGATCCAAGTAAGCCCAGCTACGGCCGTAAGCAATGCCTGGCTTGCCGTTTTTGATGTTGTCTTCCACATAGTCTACCGAGGCAATGTGAGACATTCCCAAGCCAAAGTCACCACGCACAACTACAATGCTACCAGTACGGATATCGCTGAGACGGATAGTGCTGAGAACGGTTGAGTATTGTGTGTACATGATGTTTCCTATTAGGCGATTACGATAACACGGGGAGAATCGTCACGATCCATGAACTGTTCTCCCTGAAGAGGAGCGGTAAAAAAGTCGGTCTTGAATTTGCGATCCTCGACACCTTCCCAAACCCGCTTGATGAATTTTGCTCGGAAGAGACCGTCGTATTGAATCCCAACGACCTTACCGATCATGTAGCAATTGTCAATACCATTGAAATCCAAGGACTTAACAATATCACCTACTTGCATCACTTACTCCGTTATCTAACTGTCTAAGATTCTATTATATGCCCAAAACCATTTATTGTCAACCTCACTTCTTATAAGGAAAGGTACTCCGAAGCCCGTTTACATCGTTCGGCATCATCACCTAAATTTCCTAATCCTAAATTACATTTATGGCATAACCATCCTCGAAATTCTTCTGTCTCGTGATTGTGGTCTGCTACCCAAACTGATTTTTTATTCTTTCCGTAAGTAGTTAATTTATCTGCTGTGCGTTGACATACTGGACAAGCGTGGTCTTTGGGAATTGGTGGTGCAGACTTTTTAATTTTCGCCACAATCCTTACTTGATTTTTTGCACATTGCCTACACTCGTATCTTAAATACCCTTTACTACCTTCTTTTCCAAAATTATGAACAGGTAAAATTCTATTGCACATGGTGCAAAGTTTTGTATTTTCTTCTAATCCTTCAAATAATTCATGAACCACAGTGACCTCACTCCTGCTAATTTATTCATTCTTTATATACCAAAGATTTGGATTCTTCCTGTGTTTCCGAGCATACAAAATGCATAATGTCTCGGCCCATATAATCTTCCTCAACATCGAGGAATTCTACCTCATCCACATAATGT